GCAGGTAGCGCTGCAGTGTCTGGCCAGGTCGCCGAGCGCTGCCACGCTGCCACGCTGCCACGCTGCCACGCTGCCACGCTGCCACGCTGCCACGCTGCCACGCTGCCACGCTGCCAGGTCGCCGAGCGCTGGCCATGGCAAGAAAGGAATCCCGCGCGCATGTGAGACCGGCCGCAAATAGGTGTTGACTCGGCAGATAGTTTCACGTTTAATGTGAAAGTCACGAAACAACGGGAATACGCAAATGCGCGCTTTCATCGAAACGACTTTGGACTTCGCCCACGACCTTGGCGCCAGCTTGATTTTGCTGGGCCTGCTGATTTGGGCGGCTGTTTCGCCAATCGGTTTCGGCATGGCGGCTTTGTCCGCGATTATCTGGGCGCTCGCAAATCTAGGCCTTGTCGTCATTCTGCTTTGCGCCGCATTGGCAGTGACGGTCGCAGTTGTTTGGGCGATTGAACGTCGCCGCGTCGCAATCTAACTTTCACGTTCAACGGGAGAATCACCAATGCGTGCCACCTATTGCGGAAGACTCAACCGGCTCGGCAAGCTGCAACCAATGACTCGCGTCTCGGCGCCTAAGCCGGGCGAGCCCGTGGCGCCGGCTGCCGCTCCAATTGAATTGGAAATTGACGCTTCAACGCAATACGCAATCGCCTATCGCGACGGCAAGCCGGTTGCCACGGTTCAGCGGCGCCGCGCGTACACGAAAGGCCCGTATTGGCGCGCCTTCGATCTAAACGGCGCCGAGCTTTTCAATACCGTTTCCAACGTCTCGGTTCGCTACCTGGCCAGCCGCATTGAAAGCACGCTTGCCGCAAAGGCGCTGCCCGAGCCGTATAGAACGCAACGGGAAGCTAACGGCGCCTGGAGCGCATATTACGGCGCCGGCTTCATGTGTGGCGGCTTTGCCAGCGAAGCGCGCGCGGCGACCTGGATTCGCGAATTCGTCGCAATCTGACTTTCACTTTTAACGGGAGAATCACGCCATGTATGCAAAGCTTCTAGCTGCCATGTGTGCCACGGGACTCGGCACATTCGGCCTTGCCTATTCAATCAAGCCTTTGCCCGAGACGGCGCCGCGATTCGAAGTGCGAGTCACGACCTATGACGGGCAGTTGTTTATCGCGGGCAGCGGCGACGATTGCCCGAGCGCATGGCAAGGCGCCGTCGTGCCGAAGGGCTGGCAGTCAATCGAATGTGTCGACGCCACGGCGCCGCGCTTCGCATTTCACTTTTAACGGGAGAATCACGCTATGGATATCGAGTCCATGTTCTACCATGTCGAGTCGGCTCGGGCTGCCATGCGGGCAGGCCTGCCGATAACTGCGGCCGTTCACATGCGGCACGCGTTGCAGTGCGCCAATGCGCTCAAAAGCCCGCGCTTGCGGTCTCGGGTTTTCCGAATCCGAAACAAGCTTCGGCCGCTGGCCGAGCATCACACAAGAATTATCGCCGCTCAGATTGCGGCCTAACGGGAGTCCCTGCCATGTCAAAATACTTCCACATCATGACCGGCTTGCGCGGTTGCTACATGCCCGACAATGCCTATGTCATCCGCGTCGACACTAGGCGCGAACTAAAAGCCGCAATCGAAGATGAGGCACGGCTTTGCCGCGACTCTGGCTTTGTCGGCGGCAGCAAATCGGCCGTAGCCAGCCTGGCCGCTGCCGCGTGGCGCGAAGCACACAAGCGCAATCCTTCGATCTATCCCCACGTTGCGCCATACGGCAGCCGCGACAATCGCCATTCGGCGATTCATGTGTCTACCGCGACGCGTGCCGAATATCTGGAATTCGAGTCGGCCTAAGCCGTGGCGCCCGATCACATAGCAGAAATCGCACTAATCGAGATGTCACGGCTGCAGCGTGCGGCCATAGCTATTCAGGAGTCGACCATGAATGAAGCTCTTTTGAACGCGTTCCGGTTTCATTTCCGCAACGCCACGGCAGGCTACATCAACGCGAATTGCGCTAAAGCCGGTCCTGCCAAATGGGCGATTGCAGCCGCTCGGCAAGATGTCGCGGCAGGTAAAGCACGATATCCGCGCGGCCAATATGCGGCCGTCACCTGGCAGCCGCGCGACGACAGTTCTAGGCGCGCCGAGCGGCTTGCGTTTGTGGAAGATGTCGCGGGCGCCGGCTTGCGGTTTGTCGGCAAGGTGGAAGCTGACACGCCACGCGGCCAGATTTGGAGCGACCGCGACTCGTGCGGCTGGTATAGCGATCTCGATCAATCGGAAACGATTTATGGAGTCGTGTATCAACTGCCCGGCCGCGACGGCAAAGCGCGCTTTGTGGCAGGCTATGCCAGCGACGACGATTGCGACGGGCTGCCGACTCTCGATCTCGGCCATATCTTCGAAAGCGATTCCTGCCGTGGGGACTATTACGGCAACGTGCAAGAGCATGACGACGCGCGCGACGCTGCCCGAGCGGCCGATAGCATGGCGCAACGTGCGGCCGAGCAAGAGCGGGAATACAAGGCCGCATGGCAGGCCGGCCAGCGCTATAGCGAACTCGCAGACGAAATCGCGGCCGATAGGAAGGTTGCGCTTGAACTGCTTTCCGAGCGACGGGCAGCGCGCGGCAACGGCGCCGCGTTTCCTGCCATTTGCGCGACCATACGGCAGCGAGTCGCCGACATCATGCGCGGCATTGCCGACGCTCGGGCAAAGCGCGAAAAGCTCAGAGAAGGCGAATTCGTCGCCGATTGGCTGCCCGGTTTCTACGTCGGCGAAAAGCGGCTGCAGGAAGCTTTTAACGACGGCGCGGGCGAAACCATTTTTTCCTGTTGACTCGCGCTGCACTTTCACGTTTAGTGTGAAAGTCACGAAACGACGTGACGGCATAGCAGAAAAGGAGTTGATCCTATGAAGTATGAATCTCCACACCGTCGCGGCGATTTCGCCAACCGGCCGGAAGGCCGAATCCGTCGCGAAATCAGGCTTGCCCGTATCGCGGCAAAGCGTTCCTGGCAGGGCTGACAAATGGCCGCTCAGTTTGATACATTGGAGTATGCAAAGGCGCTGCATAGCGCTGGCGTTCCAATGAAGCAGGCCGAAGCGCACGCCAAAGCCGCGCGGGAATATCTGATGCCGGAACTGGCAACCAAAGCCGATATCGCCGAAGTGAAGCACTTGATTGAGCGGCAAACGCTGCAAATCACCGTGCGACTCGGCAGCTTGATTGTTATCGGCATTGGCGTTTTGGCAGCGCTCAAATTGCTGCCGTGATCTAGCGCGGCGCGGTCGCAAGCCGCGCCTTTCCACCTTCTCACATCAACCGGGCTTGTTGCCGCGCTTTTCAGCGCCACGGCCGAGCCATGACTAAAGGGGTTCAGGATGTCGGTTTCTCTCATTTCCCGCGACGGGCAGCGCGTTGGCATTGCCGAGCATGACGGCAACGGCTTGGCCGTGCTCCGCTGGTTTTCGCACAACACAAACCAGTCAATGGATTATGCGCTGCAGCATGACGGCTACTCAGTCGAGACCGTGGAAGAATTCGATTGCCGCGACGTGGAACCGCTTATCTCGGCAATTTGCCAGCGCACGGGAATCACGATGGATGCGGTTTTCGTGCCGTTCTCTCAGTCGCGCAATGCCAAGGCCGGCCGCGACGGCAAGCCGTGGAAGTCGCTTAACTGGCGCGTGACCATTCGGCGCCACGGCCGTGGCGCCGTGGAAACCGACTATGCGCAAGGCTACGGCAGCGCGCCCGCGCACAATCGGAAAGATGACGGCACGCGTTACGGCAGGCAGGTCAAGCAGGTCGCAATCGATCGTGAGATTGAGACCGGCATGATTCACCAGTTTGGCGAGGGGATCATGTACGGCAGCGACGGGACGCGCAACACGCGCAAGCCTATCCCGGCGCCGTCAATCGGCGACGTGCTCCAATCGCTGGCACGCGATAGCGACGTGTTGGACGCGGGCGGGTTCGAGTCGTGGGCAGCCGACTACGGCTATGACACGGACTCCCGAGCGGCCGAGTCCATCTATCGGGCCTGCCTGGAAATCGCAATGAAGCTGCGCGCAGGGCTCGGCGAAAGCTTGCTTGCCGAGATTCGTTTGGCGGCTTCATTTAACTGAACTTTCACGTTTAAAGGGAAACTCACGCTATGAACATGGCCGACTCGCTGCTTCCCTCTGAGGGCCGCGATACACTTACCCCAATCGCTTTCAAGGGCGGGATTTTGAAGGTCTCCCGCAACATGGAACGCGAAACCTACGTTTTGAATTGGACGGCCCTGAACGCTTCGCCAATCAAGATCGCTGCGCATCCTAACGGCTACAGTTGCAAAGAGCTTGCCGAGCGCATGGTGAAAGGCGACTCAGCGCGTGCTGAGGACCAGCGCGCCTATATCGTCGCCTGCGGCGGATACGCACTTCCCGCTGAGGCTTTTGCAAAGGTACTCGAAGGCGCAGCTTATGTTCATGATGAAAATTTCTGGATTCGTCCGCGTGAAATGATACTGCGCTATAAGCTTGCGGCGCGCGCGGTGCGGCGGCGCGAAAAGCCGTATGAGCACCTTGTTAAGGCACGTGACGCAATGGCCGCAGCGCTCGGCTACACGTGGGTTTACGGCTATCTTGGCGAGTTCTGCAACCTGCATGAACGCGATTTTCCTAACATGATCCGCTGCCGTCCGAACCGGGACGGGCTCTATCAACACCATGGATGGATGCAGCCTGTAGACTTGGCCACCCATAAAGCAATGATGAGGAAAGACCGTGCTCGGGCACTGTACCTGTTGCGCATCCTTTGCCGCAGTCCAGTTGATAGGTTTCTAAGCGGCTTTCATGTCTGTTTCAAAGATGGTGAGAAGGCTGCCTACATTGACGGCCGACTCCTGCGATTTGCAACAGACGGCTTTCTTTCCAAGCCCGTTGAAAATCGGCCGGCAGACACGAATACAGCGCGCGACTATCTGCGCGCCAGAATTGCCGATCAGCCCGAATTCTATTGGCAGGAAATGATGTCTTTCGACATCGCCAAGGGTTTGGAGTGCGCGTCATGAAAGCTTACGTTTTTCAGGCAGCGCTCTACTGTCACGATTGCGCCACTCGGATTCGTGAGCGGCTTTGCGTTGAAGCCGGCGCCAGCGCGCAGCTTATGGAAACCGGTTGCGACTCGGATGGATATCCGCAAGGCCCATACGGGCAAGGTGGCGGTGAAGCGGATTGCCCGCAGCATTGCGACTCGTGCGGCGTGTTTCTGGAAAACCCGTTGACGCCAGACGGCGAGTCGTATGTTCGCGAAAAGCTGTCGAATGGCAGCGGCAACGCGGCCGTGTTGGAGACCTGGCGCGAATTCTACGGGCTGCAGGTTGAACCGGCATGACGGCGATTCAACTCGGCAGCGGTGCGGCCATTCCGTACCGCTATTTGACGCGGCACATAGGCATTTTCGGCGCCACGGGATCGGGCAAGAGCACAACGCTAGGCGCCATTGCCGAGCGGGCGCCTTGCCCGGTTTTGATTCTGGACGCGAAAGGCGACCTAGCGTCGCTCGGGCAGCGGCTTCTAAGGCCTGCCATGCGTATCGACGCAATGGGCGCCGATTTGATTTCTCGAGCCCTGGACCTGAGCGAAGCGCAAGCGGGCGCCCTACAAATCGCCATGGCTTGGGCGGAAGACACGCGGCGCGCCGTGGTGACGCTGGCAGACTTGCGCGACCTGTTGAACGACGCGCTTTGTCACGACCTGGCAAGCCGCTACGGCTTGATTTCTCCCGTTTCCGTCGCTGCCGTCCAGCGCGCTCTATTGCGCCTTGAACGCGGCGCCGTTTGGGCCTTTGACGAGTCGCGCCATGATCCGCGCGACACGCAAGGAATCACGGTTTACGCGGCTGCCGAGCTTACGGCGCTGCCCGGTCTATATGGTGCCTTTGCCGCGCATGTGTTGGAAATGCTCTATTCCGGCTTAGGCGAAGTCGGCGACGTGGCAGCGCCTGGCTTGCTTGTGCTGATAGATGAGGCACACCTACTGTTTGACGGCGCGACTCCTGCCATCGTGCGGCGCATAGAGCAAATCACGCGACTCATCCGATCGAAGGGAGTCGGGCTCATCTACGTGACGCAATCGCCTAGCGATCTCCCGCACATCGTCGCCGGGCAGCTTGCCACGCGGATTCAGCACGCTTTGCGCGCTTCCACCTATCACCACCAAAAGGCTTTGAAAGCCGCTGCCGAGACAATGCCGGGCAATATCAGCGCGGCAAGCATTCTCGGGCTCGCAACCGGGCAAGCGATTGTCAGCACGCCAGACGACACGGGCAAGCCGCTACCTGGCCGCGTAGTGTCAATCCAGCGCGGCAGGCTGCCATTACATGCGGTTGCGCTACCGGCGCCCGTGCCGCCACGGCAGCGGCTTAGAAGGCCCGAGCCGAGCAATGCGGCGCCGGCCGCGCCACGGCCGCGACCATGGTATTTCTGGCCGTTGCTATGTTTCCTGGCGCTATGGGGCGCCGTGGCGCTGAGCTACCTTACAGGATCGCACTAAAACGAAAGCCCGGCTTGTGACCGGGCTTTTTCTTTGCCGCTCATACGCGAGTCCGCATATTGCCGAAATATACGCTTTCGCGTATCGGCGCCGAGCGGCAGCCTATCCCCTGATGCATTCATGCTTGATCGAGTCGGCGAAGTTGCGGGCAGCTAGGGCCTTTGCGTCGCCGCTGGCGGCTATCGGCTCAGCATAGGCGCGCGCCACGATGCTTTGCGCGGCGCTGCCGCCTTGCGCCATGGCGGCCGACTCATCCGCTCCAGTCTGGCGTAGAGCCATAGCGGCGCCCGCTATCTCGGCAAGCCGGTTGCATTTGGCGAAGTCGATTTGCGCCACGGGTGCCGGCTCGGGCTTGTGCGGGTTCACCATGGCATTGGCAACCGCGACGGCAGCTAGGCCGATTAGAACGAAACCAATCAATCGCCGCATGTGACTCCCCTGCCCGTTGCCAGGTCGCAAGCTGTAGCGGCAAAGCGGCCGGCCGCGCAAGCCAGCGGCGCCGGAGCGGTTAACCGCAACCGTATTTCAGTAGTCACTAATGTAGCAAAACCTGAATTAGCAAAACGGAATGCACAGTTTCGGGCTCGATCGACCACGCGTGGGTCAATGCGCTGCGGGCGGCCGGCCAGGCGGTAGGGTGGCCCCCGGAGAAATAGACCCCGGAGAAATAGATCGGCCTCGGAGAAATAGACTTCCCGGAGAAATTCGCCGGGCCGCGCGCTTAGAGCTTTCGGAACTATTTTAGTCGAAGCTGATTGAATCGCGTCCAGCGAGTCAGTCATGCGTCTTTTGTTCGTACCGCCAATGAAGCCCAAGCTCGTCAAGAGCCCGCCGCTCGGCGACGATTGGATTCATGAGATCAAGCTGGACGGCTACCGAACCCAAGTCATCATCAACGGCCCCGATGACATCCGCGCCTATACCAGTTCCGGTGCGGACTGGACGAAGCGCTACCTCGGCATCGTGGAAGCCGCCCGAGAGTTAGGAGTGGAGTCGGCCATCATCGACGGCGAAGCGGTGGTGCCTGGCGATGACGGCCGGCCTGACTTCCACAAGATGCAGCGGGTTATCCAGAAAGACCCATACGCGGCCATCCTCGGCGCATTCGATATCCTGCATCTCAACGGCCACGACCTGCGCGACATTGGCTGCAAGGCGCGGCGGGAGATGCTGTTCAGCATCGTGAAGCCCGGCACCCGAATTCAATTCAGCGAGGCGCTACCAGGCGACGCTGCCTCGATCTTCTACCTGGTTGACCAGGCCGGGCTTGAGGGCGTGGTGTCGAAACGTGCCCACAGCCTCTACCGCAGCGGGCCAACCGCGAATTGGGTGAAGGCGAAAAGCTACAAGCACACCGACCTCGAACTGATCGGAGTCGAGCGCGAAGCCGGCAAGCCAGCCATTGGCAGGTTCGTGGAACCGGACACGCACCACTATGTCGGCGCCGCGCTGCATCACCCTCGGCCGCGAGGCGCGTGAACGCCTGTGGGCGAGGGTCAAGGCGAAGGCTGGCGGCTCGCCGCCGAATGAAGCGATGCGCAAGAAGTACCCCGCGACGCAATGGGTAAAACCTGGCGTGCGCGCCACGGTGAAGCACCTGCGAGGCGAAGAATTCCTGCGCCACGGGTCTGTGACGGGCCTGACGGACGAATAGTCACGACTCCCTGCTGAGCACGGGGACGGATTTCGTCTTGGAATCGTAGCTGCCTGTCCTGGCCGCTTTCACGCGGCGTGCGCCCTCGCGCAACACCACGGTCGAGTTGGTCCGCAGTTTCAGCGCGGCCTCGAACGCGGCGTCGGCGACCGGGAAGCCGTTCATCTCGCCGATCCGCTCCACTTCGTTGCCGGCTCGGTCGACACAGATGATCAGGTAGTTGTAATCGTAGACTTTAAGACCGCCCATTGCGATGCTCCGTGGATCGAGATCGCCCCACCAAACGGGTTGAAGCATGTTCTGGTTTCGTTCTCAAGCCGTCTCGGAGAAATAGGCCTCGGAGAAAATCGCAGACGCAGCGATATTTTCACTTGACGCAGTGCAGATATTCACGTTAAAAGTGAAATCAGAACAGGGAGACAGTTCGATGGACCTGCCCGTCAAGAGCCGCAAGCTGAACAACTTTGGTGTGAAGGACTCCGCGAACATGTGGCGCACCATTAAGGGTGAGCACTACGGCCAGTGGACCAGCGACTTCGACGAGGAATTGATTGCAGCTTACCGCGCTGCCGGCGTCCGCTGCGCAAAGCGCGGTGACGAACTATTCGTCTGTAACAAGGATTGGGACGCGGCTGCGGCGGTTGACGAGAAGATGAGGAAGGTGAGCAGATGATCAATCTCAGCGAAGCCAAACTGACGCGCCAGTCCTACGGCATTGCGTGCGCGCAGACCACGTTCGGTGGCCCTCGCGGCATCTGGTTGGAATGCAAATCCTGCGAGGCGAGTGACGTGATCATAGGCTCGGGCGGCGAAGAATGGGTGTCTGTCAGCGATGCTGATGCTGCGAGTGTTTTCAGGCGGCACGGCTGGACGGGCGACGGCGACAGGATGACAAATCAGCGCTGCCCGGCGTGCAGCAAGAAGGCCGAGGTCTGAGCGATGACCGTCAAAGAACTTATTGAGGCACTGAGCCGCTGCGATCCTAACGCCCGCGCCGTCATTGATGGCTTCGAGGGGTTTGGCTACGACGACGTGAAACAGATCGAGCCCGTCTCGTTGCAGTTTGGCGTGCATATCGACTGCCACCACGGCGAGCACGAAATTATCCACGGCGGCCAGGCGAACGCGGTTTACCTGTCATGAGCCAGTGGGGCGAATCCTTCACGGTCTGCGGGGTCAAGGTGCTGCCGCACGTCGCCACCGATGGCTTAGAGCCGATCGTCTCGGCGTCGCTGATCGACGACTTCGCGGTCCTCGACAAGGAGCCTCATGCCGACGAGAACCGGGCGCGGGAAATCCTGCAGCCGTTTCGTGGGAAGACCTACGGGGAACTGATGACCTATCTCAACGATCTCTGCCGGATGCCGACGCCCGACTTTGCCGGTGTCACGTTCCTGACGCATCACACACCAAAGGGCGACACTGGCGCCGTGGTGACGGACATCCGCTGCCCGAAGTGCCGCATCCCGATCGAGTTCGACCAGATCGAGTATGTGACGCGCGAGGTCGACGACCCGCTGCCGCGCCGTGAGCACACGGGCGAAATCATCGTCACGCTATCCTGCCACGGCGAGACCTGGCGGGTGTCGAGCAAGAAGGGGAAGCTGCCCCAATGACTAGCGATGCCGAGAACCGCATCTTGCGGATGATGTCGGAACGATTTGAAGCCGACCTGCACCGGGCCTTCTACGGTGCCAACGCGACCAATACCACCGTGAGGGTGGAGGAAAAGCCTTTTCGGGTCGGAGAGATGCTGCGCCTCTGCGAGCGGCTAGCGAGCGAAGCGCGGCGCAACCAGCTTGTGTTTCGGGCAGACGCCGCTCACAGCGGCGCGATGCTCAAGATCGAGACGCCATGCGACGGATCGGTGATCGAGCTATCCTTCATGCAGGCGCAGTTGGTCCACGACAAGTGGCCGCTCAAGCTGCACAAGGTTTTGAACGAGCACACGGCCGAGTTCGTGCCAGCGACACAGTTCGATTGCTACGTGCCGATGTATCTGCCGAAGCCGCCTTTTGAGATCAAAGAGCAGGAAGACGCATGACCGGCAGACCCGCAATGCACAAGCCCGAGGCGGCAACGGTCGCCACCATCGCCGAGGCCAAAATCGGCGATTGGGTGTGGGTTTATGACCGCCAGAAGCCGATATTCAACGCCGATCGGAAACACATCGGCCGTGGCGGATACACCCTCCAACAGGTGAGCGCGGAAAACAAAGTCTCGTTGATAGTCGACAGGCTCAAGTTCGATCGGAAATCCGGCAAGCAACGCGCCACGGGCCAATATTCGCCGAACTATCATGCCTTCGGTGAGACGGAGAGGGCCGACAACGAGTGGCTGAAGGCAAACCGGGCTCGCATCGAGAGGGCGCTGATGGGGTGCAACAGCGCGGCGGTCTACCGAGCAATTGACGCGCTACTAAAGGAGGCCGGATGAGCCCCGATCTGCACGACTACTCGAACCTGTCCGACGAGGCCTTGGAACGGGCTCTGGCCCTACTCAAGATCGACCTGAACGCCGCCTACGGCAAATTTGCCACCGTGGAACAGGCCAAGTTCGTTGAGTTGTGTGCTCGCGTCGACGCGATCCGGGCCGAACAGAAGCGGAGGAAGACATGAAGATCACGCTTAAAGACGGTTCGACGATCGAGCTTCCGTTCTCCGCTGGAAACTGCACCGGCTACGTCGCCACGAGCATCGCGCTCGATGCAGCCGACGTTCGCCGGATGCGAAGCCTGTTCGAAGGAAACCCGTCCGAATTTCGCGTCGCCATGGCGCAACTCGAAGCGCGCTTTCCCGAGAACCGGGTGGGCGGTCGATGAAGCCCGTCACCCGCGACGTGCCCGAGAATCGCAAGTTCGGCTACGAGCACCGCTTGGAGTGCGACGCTATCCGCGCGCGGCTGATTGCCGAGGGCATGGCGCCCGGCAGCATCGAGCTTCATTTCGCCGTGGTGCGCGCCTACGAGGATGCCCACAAGAACGATCCCACCTTCCGCGAGCGGCAAGCAGCCTGGCGCGAGAAGAACACGACCGAGTTGATCAACCTGCTGAGCGTCGAGGAAATCGACTACCTGGTTGAGCGGCTGAGCGGCGTCAACGATCCGATCGGCACGGAGGCGTTGCGGAAGCTCATCACCATGCGGGGAGACATGCAGTGACGGAGAAACGCCAGACTAGCTGGTCGTAACCTTTGCGATCGACTCAATTTCTAGCGCGTTAAGGACGAGCTTATGTCCACTATCGAGTAAAAGAGTAATCTCGCCAAAGATGCTGGTGATCACAGGGCCAATGCCCTTCCTAATATTTTCACCAACGTCATTTGAAGAATTGCTGCCCGCCGCAATGCCGGTGACTGTGCCGCCGTTTTTCAGCCTTACCTCCACTTTCTGCAAAAACGGCGCCTCCACGATTAGCTTGCGGATGTGATTGTATTCTTCCGGCGTCGTGCTCCAACCGTACATCGCTACCCCCTTTTCTGGATGGCCGATAATGCATGAGCGCTCGCGAGCCGCAACAGATTTTTCTCGCACAAACTTTCACGTTTAAATTGACATTCACCAAGAAACGTGTGAATTTCAACCATCAACGGAGAACGGCCCGTGTACGGCGTCGAGATAGCAGCAGCCATCATCATCTTCGGTGTGATCGCGATTAACGCGCTCGCTGCGCTGGCGATCTCGCAGACCGTGGAGAAGTGGGATGACTGATCCCGGCAAGAAGCTTCCGGCAGTCCTGCAAATGCAGCGGGACGTGCAGGCTTTCCGCGAACTTGAGGACTACCGCAGGTGGCTGGTGATCGAGATCGCCAAGGTCTTCGGCTGCACGACCACCCATTACCGAGAAGATCGAGCATGAGCACAAACCGCGAAAAGCTCGCCAAGCGTATCCGCGCATTGGCCGCCATGACAGTCGAGAACGGCTGCACGGAAGACGAGGCGATCACCGCCGCGCGCAAGCTGGCCGACATGCTTGCCGAGCACAACATGACGCTCGACGAAGCGATGATGCGCGAGCAGCCGTTCGCGCAGCACACGCAGGAAGACGTTCTCGGCGATCGACTCTGGAAGCCGGCCGAAGCGATCTCCTTCCTGACCGGCGCCCGCTACTGGTCATCGCCCAACGGCGTGTTCCCCGTCACCATCACCTTCTTCGGCTTCGACCATGAGGTTGAGGTTGCCAAATACATGCTCGCGATCTGCACCCGCGCCATGCAGGACGGGAAACGCCGCGTCGAGCGCCAGTATGCCTTGAAGGTTCCGGCCCGTCGCCGGCAGCACGTCGTCGCGTATCTCGACGGCATGGCCGACACGCTGCGGCGACGCATCCGCGAGCTGAAGCCCGCCACGCCGACCGGCACCGGACTCGTCGTGCTGCACGGCGCCCTCATCGACGCAGCGCTGAAAGAGCGCGGCACGGAGATCACGCAGCGCCGCACCCGTGGCAGCCGCGATCTCGATCCTTCCTACCTTGCCGGCGTTAGGGCTGGCGAACGCGTCCCCCTGAACCAGGGCGTCACCACCAACCGCGAGACACAGGGACTGCTCGCATGATCACCTACGCGATTTTCGGAGCCTTCGGATGCCTCGGCGCACTGGTCGCCAAAGCGCTCGCAACGGCGAACAAGTCACGGCTACAGGGCGGGATATTCGCCGCCATATGGTTTGGCCTTCTCGCGCTGGTCGCGGCAGCAACGCCAGCGCCTGCCAAAGAGATCGCCTACCTGGTCGACGGCGACATGGGCGGTATGATGGCCGACTACCAGGCCAAGGCCGAAACCATCGGTCGCACCAAGATCATCATCGACGGCTTCTGCGCGTCGTCCTGCACCCTGTTCCTGCGCGACGACTGGAACCTTGACGTTTGCTACACGGATGCCGCGCTGCTCGGCTTCCACAAGCCGTTCGATTGGGATGAGAAGGGCCAGGTCGTCACTGGCATCTCGGCGATCACCCTGTCCGACTCGGCGTGGAAGACCTGGTTCTTCGACCACATGCCGGCCGGCATCCGCGCCAAGCTGAAGGGGCAGCAGATACCCGAGCCGTCCGCTGGCGATCCGGTGAGCCGCCTGTTCTACATCAAGGCCCGCGATCTCCACGGGACCGTGAAGCGCTGCGAGCGCAACTGGTCCTCGAAATACGACCTGATCAATGTGGAGGATGTGCGCTGATGACCTGCATCGTCGCCATCGTCCACCAGGGCGCTGTTTTCGTCGGCGGCGATAGCGCCGCGAGCACCGACGCGATGATCGAGACGCGCCGCAACGCCAAGGTGTTCAGGAACGGGGACTACCTGTTCGGCTACACCGGCTCCATCCGCATCGGCCAGCAACTGGAATACTCCGAGGCCCTGCAGCCCTTGCCGCCCGGCGTCGATCTCGTGCGCCACCTGGTCGTCCATCTGGTGCCGATGTTGCAGAAGCTCGCCGGCAAGGAAGGCATCAACGAACTGATCGTCGCCCACGGCGATCGGCTCTGCAAGATCAACACCGACTACTCGGTGGCCGACTATCAGGATCACGCGGCGGCCGGCACAGGTGAGCCCTACGCGATCGGCAACCTGTTCGACAGCAAAGGGACGCCCGAGACGCGCATATGCCGCGCCCTGGCTGCGGCCGAGGCCAACTGCCCCAGCGTCCGCGCACCGTTCACGGTCAAGAGCACTCGAAACGAAGGAGACAAATCATGATGCAAGTTCTCGAATTCTACACGTCAGGTTTCTGGACCTGGCTCGGCCTCACCATCGGGCTCGCTGTCGTGTGCAGCGGCGTTCGCAATGCCCTGGTCTTCGGCCTGAACGTGTGGCGCTCATGATGTACCGCACCTACCACGATGTCGCTTCGGGCGACGTGTTGTTCAGCGACTTCGAGCGGGAGAAGCGCAACGTGCATTTCATCCTCGACTGCGACGGCGTGCTGCTCGATTGGACGCGCGGCTTCCGGCATTGGGTCTTCGCGACCCACGGCATCAAGCCGAGCGCCAGCGGGCCGCGTTCCTGGTCGCTTTTCACCTGGCTCGGGCTGCCTGAGTCGCGCTGCTTCGAACTCATCAAGGAGTTCAACGCGTCCCAGGCCTTCGGCGAACTCTACGCGGTGCCTGGCGCCAAGGAAGCAATCGCCAGGCTCAAGGCGGCCGGCCACCAGTTCACGGTGCTGACTAGCTGCTCGGACGATCCGGTTGCCCTGCAGCGGCGCCGGCAGAATCTCGACAACGAGTTCGAGGGTGCGTTCGATCGGGTCATCTGCCTGCCGCTGCGCGAGAAGAAGACGCCCTGGCTCAACGTGCTGCGCGGCGGCGTGTGGATCGAGGACAACTACGACAACGCCATGATGGGCGTGGAGGCCGGACACAAGACCTTCATGCTGCGCCACCCGCACAACGCAGAACATGAGCGTTCCTCGGATTCCCGCATCACCTGGGTCGATAATTTTGCGCCCATACTTTCACTTTTTAATTGATTATCCCTCGTAAACGTGAAAGTGTGTTCGTATGAGTTGCTGTCCAACCTGTGGCCGACCGGCCACCGAACTGCCGATCGAGGCGATTGCCAATGTGGCGCTTCCCCATGTCCTGCGCACCGTCGCCAACGCCTTGGTCAAAGCCTACCCCGAGTCCGTTTCGGCCGACGCGCTGATTGAAGCGATCTATCGCGGCAGCCGGCAGCCGGTGAACGCCAGGTTGGCGCTCAAGGTCCAGCTTTCGCGGCTGCGCGACAAGATCGCCGTCTGCGGCTGGACAGTGAACAAGCGCGTCGGCGGGAGGGGCATCAAGGGCGACTACAGGCTCGAAGTGCGCCCAAACTTTCACTTTTAAAGTGATTATCACGGAGACAACCATGGACGGTGCATACGCATTCCTCACCCCACTCGAACTGCAAGCCTTCGAAGGCCTCCGCGCCGCGCAGCAGTTGGTGAGGGGCGATGCCGGCGCTGCGCGTACACCAGTTGATGCGATCTCCCGGCAGTTGCACATCGCCTACACTGCGGCGGCTCTACCTCCGAAGCGTGAATTTCCTGCCGCGCCTTCCGCCGACTATCTGGGCGCTCTGATCGACGGCGAAGGCCACATCGGCATTAATCGCATCATACGGCGCAACCCTTCGGGCAGTGTTCGAGCCCAATACATGAGCCGGGTGCAGGTAGCGAGCATCGACTTTGAGTTGGTTCGCCCCTTGGTCGAATTCGGTGGCACGATAACGGCGGTTGACGCTGCTCGATGGAACAAGAACGCGAGATGCACCGAGAAGTGGGAAATCCACTCGCAGCAGGCCGCCGAATTCCTTCGCCATGTACTGCCTTCCATACGCTCCGAACGTAAACGGCGCGTAGCCCAAGCTGTCATCGTCTTGGAGTTTTTGAGACGGCCGCCAGGAAAAGGCGGCAACATCCCCGATCCTCTGCGAGCCACCATCCAAGAAGCTCTCAGGCGCTATGTCCTGCTGCAAAACAGCCCCGGCCGCGAGCTTGAAGTCAGCACGCCTGATGTCGAGAAGGCGCTGCATCTCGTTCAGACGATGATCGACGGACACCGTGGTCGCGACGATCGACTTCCCTTCCGCAACGTACGCGAAGTCCAGTTCGCAGAAACCATCATCCGCCTTCTGAAAACCGCATCGCATCTCGGCTTCGACCTAGCCAGTGCGGTCGTCGAGAAGAACCAGTTCGACAACACCGCGAGGGCATCATGACCGCTCCATCATTCGACATGCTTGCGCACCTGGCGCGTCAGAGAAATTGGTCCGAGGCCACCTTCGGCCCCGGTCAGCGCACCAAGGGCGTCATTGATCACATCCGCAAGGAATTGCGCGAGATCGAGGCCGATCCGACCGACATCACGGAATGGATCGATGTCGCCATTTTGGCACTCGACGGTGCCTGGCGCGCTGGTGCGTCTCCGACGCAGATCATCGCCACGCTCGAAGCAAAGCAGAGCAAGAACGAGGCGCGGGTCTGGCCCGACTGGCGAACTATGTCCCCTGACCAGGCCATAGAGCACGTTCGCTCAGGGGATGTCCGCTGATGCGCCGCTACCTCGCCAACACCAAGCGGCTCTGGCGCGGCCGTCGCGACTTCCTGATCGCCCTGCGCCCCGTGCTCGTGGCCTACGCCTGGCACGCCTTTTGGGTCGCGCTGTTCACCTTCGTGCTGGCCGGCCACTTCGTCACCGCCGCGATCGTCTGGCTGCTGCTCTGCAACGCCGGCCGCGACGCCGCGCTCGGCTACGGCTTCATCAATCAACGCCAACTCTGAGGGAGACACGACATGAGCATAAAGCATCTCTGGATTATCGGCGCCATGCTGCTCGCGGCCGGCTGCGCCAACCATCGCACGACCTACGGCAACCGCGACTACACCAACACGTCGTTCCAGGGTGGAGGCGTCAACCAGGATGTCTTCTTGCCGGGCAACTACGTCAACCCGCATTCGTTCTGAGGCGGTGTCGTGAGCGAGACCTTTGATTTCACCGTCGCCCTGAGTCGCATGAAGACCGAAGGTGCGAGGGTCAGACGGCGGGCGTGGAAGCCAAACAAGTACGTTTGGATCAAGCCGGCCACCGCCGAGAGCATGTCCTACCCCGAACTCGTCTACATCGACGGCAGCGGGCGCAGGGCTCCTTGGGGCGTCACCCGCTGCGATCTACTCGAAGACGATTGGGAGTTCGCAGCATGAGCGAGAAGAAGTCGATCTCCGTTCTGCTCGAAGAAGCGAAGGCTCACGTCGCGGCGATGTCACCTGATGAACGCGAAGCCATGTGGCAGGCGCAGCGCGAAAATTGGGTGCGCGGTGAGATGGCGATGGGCGAGTCGAGCGTCGTTCTCAAAGCCCACGGGCCGAGCGGGGAAATGCGAAACACGCATCTGCTCGACTGGCTATCGGATGGCTACACCCACTGCAGCTACGGCACGAAGGAATGGTGCGAGCGTTATCTGAACAACGCACGGGCGGTAATCATCGCGCAGGACCGCACCCTCTCCACCGCCGTCGCCCTGGTCGACAAGCACATCAACGCGGCCGTGCGGTGCAAAGACGAACCGCTCTACAAGAACGGCGTGCCGATCGGCATCATGATCCAAGACTTGCGAGAGCTACGCGAGCGCATCGCGGCCCTCGGCGACAAGCTTGAGCCGTGGGTGCCCGAGCCGCCTGCCGGCTGGTTCCTCGAAATGGCGGCGCAGCAGCACACGGCAGTCGTCTACAACGGCGACACGCACAAGCCGCTGCCTCACGAGGACGGTCCTTGGGTGGTTCGGTTCCAGCGCCTACCGCACGGCGGCTTGCTGACCGAGGGTCGCGGCCGAACCTTCGGTGAGGCTTGGGAGCGTGCCTGCGCTGCCGTGGCGCGGAGGGCAGCGGCGTGAGCGGCTGTCCGACGATCCACATCCGCATCTCAGCCAAAGTCGACCCATTGCTCAGGTTGCGGGCGCCGTTCACGGGCGACCAGGAACAGATGCTCGCCGACATGCGGCGGGTGGAAGCGCTTCGCCGCGACCGGCTTGAAGGCGTCATCGCCACGTTGAGCCGTAGCTTCGTCTCGCGGATGAGGCACGCATAACTGAACTTTCCCCGGAAATAGGACACACGTTCATGAAGACTGTTCTGGTCTATGGACCGAAAGGGTGTGGCAAGACTACCCATGCGCTCGCCCTAATGAAGCATTTCGGCTGCGAGAGCCTAGTGGATAATTGGTCGCCTGATATGCGCTTGACCGCTGGAGCACTCCACCTATTCAGCGGTGAGTTCGACGGGGACCGATCAGCGTTCATCGGCCGCCGTACCGCCGCTCTCATCATTTCCTACGTCGATGCCATGACGGACATCGACGTAGCCAAGCTCGAAATGAATGCGGCGCATCCGAGCGACCAGCCGAAAGCCAACAGGCCGAAGCGGTTGATCGATACCGACAGCGCGACTCGCAAGACCTATCCCATGGCGGCCGGCCTGCTCGACTATTTTCCCGATGCCTTGGCCGAGGTCGCGAAGGTCTCATATCTCGGCAACCAAAAGCACAATCCCGGCCAGCCGATGCATCACGCGCGCGGCAAGTCTATGGACCATGCCGACTGCATCATCCGCCATCTGGTCGGGCGCGGTGGGTTCGACGGCGAGCAGCGCGAAAGCGCGGCTATGGCCTGGCGGGCGCTCGCGTTGTTGCAGGAAGAACTGGAGCAGGAAAAAGGGCTCTCGCTGCCGCGTGGTGCCCGCTGATGCCCCGCCGCAACAGCCACAATCGCGAGATGGCCTACCACTTCCTGGTGCGCCGCTACGGCAAATCGGTCGACTGGCACTGTACGCTGCGCGAGATCGCAGAAGTGACCAAGGTGCCGCTCAACAAGGTTCGAGCCATCTGCTCGCGCAAGGGCTACCCGGTCGCGCACGATCACGACATGCCCATGCCCTACATGCCCGTCGACAAATTCATCGCCCTGCCCAACTCAGTCGTCCGCAATTTCTATTGACGTGTGTAATTTCACGTTTATAGTGACTTTCACGAACCAACGAGGCAACAAATGGACGACGATCTGGAAGACGGTTTGAGCGGCGGCGACAACACGAGCACGGTCGCGGCCGGCCAGTTGCGCACCATCATCGAGCGCATCGAGCGGCTTGAGGAAGAAAAGAAGACCATCTCGGACGACATCAAGGACATCTACGCCGAGGCCAAGGGCACCGGCTTCGACACCAAGGCGATCCGCACCATCATCCGCGAGCGGAAGAAGGATCAGGCCGAGCGCCAGGAGTTCGAAACCATCCTCGATCTCTACAAAGCCGCCCTGGGGATGATCTGATGCAGCGCCGCTCTTTCCTCGCGCTGCTTGGTCTTGGCGTCCCCGCTGCTACGGCCGTAGCTAAGCCGGCCAGTGCGCAGCCAGCCAACGACCTGAAGCTCGACCGCATCACCGCCCGCACCGTAATGGCCCATCGCGTTCTGCGCATCGACGGCGCGGTGTTCGACGTGAACATCAAGCGTCGCAAGTAATTCCTGATCCAACATCCACCGGAGACAACCATGAAGCTCGGCGAATTGCGCGCGGCTATCCGCAAGTCCAAGGAAACGCCTTACGTAAACATCTTCCCGTTCCTCGGCACGGAGAAGGGGATCACACTGCACTTGCAGAAGACGCCGCTGCTGGCTGAACTTGAACGCGTCTATCCGGGCGGCAAGGGCGTCGAGACCGATCTGGAATTCGACGGCGCCACGGGCAAGCTGTTCTGCCCGAGCTACCAGGAAGAAAGCGGCACCACCGACGCGCAGCGCGCAGCCGCCTTCGATGGCGCAGTTCGGCCGACGACCAGCACCAAGGCGGCCGACGACGATCTGCTCGATCTGGACGACAAACCAGCCGCCCCGCCGAAGCCAGGCGATGATCTTAGCGACCTGTTGGTGTGACCATGGCTGATGATGCGGAACTCGGCCTGCGGCTGATCAAGGGCATCCGCGCGGCTTGCCAGTCACGCGATCCTGACGGCAAGCCGGTCAGGGGCAAGCTGGTCAGCCTGGCGCTGAACATCACGTCGGACGGTTGGCAGGCGATCACCCAATACTGGTCCACCAACGACTGGAATGTGAGCGTCGGCAAAGACCCCGTGGCGTGCCTTGTTGAAGTGCTCAGCAAGGAGCCTGATCTCTCGGCGCCCTACGAGCCGAAGCGGCGCGCGGCGGCTGCGCTGCCAGTGCTGCCGCTGGCCGAGCGCATCGTAGCTGGCGCGGCTCCTGAGCCAGTGGTTCAGGTGGATGACGTTTCGACTTACCTGGCCGAGGCGCTGTCGACCACGGCTGGCGAGCAGGTCATCATAAATCACGTCGCAGCAAAGAAGGATGACGGCGATCTGTCGGACCTGCTCGTGTGATGCAGCGCTACTCGTATGAGTGGGTCGACCCGGATAGCGGCGATGAGCATTTCAGCGATGAGCTTTATGCGATCTACGACGCCAAGCGAGGCCACGAAGACCCATTCGCTTGGGCCTGGGATCGCGATGGCGCCGAGCAGATCGTGGACGCGCTGAACGAAGTTGAAGAACGAAAGCACCGGGCGGCCACGGTCGTGGCCCTGGCCAAGCACCGAGACCAATACGATCTGAGCGAACTGCTCAACTAATCTTTCACCTTAGACGGGAATATCACGCCAATGGGCGGTGCAATTACTCTCCATGCCGGTGACAATCGCGTGAGTCTGCGCCGTCTCATCGACCAGGGCGTTCGCGTCCATTCAGTCGTAAGCGACCCGCCTTACGCGCTCACCAGCATCACCAAGCGCTTTGGGAAGAAGGGCTCGGCTGCGGCGCGTACAGACGGCAACGACGGGAGTTTTGCGAGGCTATCGAAAGGCTTCATGAATCAAACGTGGGATGCCACCGGCATCGAGCGAGACCCGGAGTTTTGGAAGTTGGTCTATGAAATCCTTCTGCCAGGCGGCTACGTCTTCGCCTTCTCGGGCGCGCGCACAGGCCACTGGCAGGCTTGCGCCATGGAAGTCGCCGGCTTCATCATGCACCCGATGCACGGATGGGTTTACGGCCAAGGCTGGCCTAAGCCGACCTACATCAAGGGCCACCCTGAATGGGAAGGATGGGGCTACGGCACGCAGTCGCAGAAGCCGGCGCTCGAACCCATCTACCTCGGCCAAAAGCCGTTCAGCGAGAAGACCGGCCCGGCTAACGTCCTGAAACACGGCGTCGGGGCATTCAACATCGCCGGCTGCACGATCGAAGGCGATGCCGACGAGACCGGCCGCAGGCCCGCCAATCTGATCCTCGACGGCTCGCCCGAGGTAATCGACCTGTTCCCGATCACGCGCAGCGGAAAGCCGGGGACGATCCGCAAAGGCCGCAACGACGGCGCCTGCTACGGTGCTGAGAGCCGCGAACCAGGCACGCCGATGACCGGCTACGGCGACGAGGGCTCGGCCGCTCGTTTCTTTCACCAGTTCCCGCTCAGCGATGATGACTATTTTTGGGCGTATCGGGCCGGGCTGATCGGCGGCGATGTCGGCGATGCGATTATTTACAACGCCAAAGCCGGCAAACAAGATCGCGCTGGCTCCACGCATCCCACGGTGAAGCCGGTTGCATTGCCTCAGTATCTCATCCGCCACATCACGCCACCTGGCGGGACCGTGCTCGATATGTTTGCCGGCAGCGGAACGACCGCAGAAGCCGCGCGCCGCGAGGGTTTCGACTGCATCCTGATGGAAGCCGAGCCCGAGTACATTGACTTTTTGCGTTCTCGCTTCGTTCTCAGTGAGGAATGTGCTATAGGAATATATGCCCATCCTTCAGCAACCGGAGCGAGAATCAATTCCACTGTCCCAAAATTAGACGATTCTAATGTCGCGAATAACGACATGAGTCTTCTTGACATATTCGGTGATTTGGCGGCTGTAGAACTCGGCGAGGTTCAAGTCCCCGATACGATTAGATCGAACTCAGGCTACGATCTATCGGAATTGTTGCTGTAGCAGCCTGCGTCTCAGGGAAAGGTTAGATGCAAAGACTAGCAGAACTATCGTTTGTTGGTACTGACAGCAGCGGCGAGTACCCAAAAGCTGTGCCATGGCAGCCGGCCCGTTCCGGCGACTACGGGCAGGACTGCGCCACAGGGCGTGCTTACTTCGCCGAGCTTCACAAGCTCATGATCGACTCGCAGAATCCCACGTATCTCGGGCGCGTGCTGAACGCCCAGGTGCGCGGTGGCGTCTTTGAAGCCGTCGAGATCGGCTTTAGCCAGGCGCTGGCTGAGCGACTGCTTGCTGCCTGATCCAACTTGCATGACAATCGAGGGGCTTGGTTAGGGCTCGCCGGGAGACAACGGTGAGCCCTTCTTCTTTGGGCGGCTTAGGCCGCGATCTGCGAGCGAGCGGCCATCACTTGCGCGGCCGAGATGGTGATGCGCCCACACTCGCCGAATTGCTTTCGATACGAGATGACCTTGGCCGAGCGGCCCGACAGCCAGTTCGAGCCATATGCATCCGGCGCCGCCAGGGTCTCGTGCTGCTCGACCTTCATCAGGTCCGTGGTCTTCAATTCATCCTGGTGCCGATGGCCGGTGTGCGCGTAGCTGTACCGCGTGCGGCCGTAAATCTCACGGAACTTGCCGACGAGAAGCGAGTCCACGTTCTTGGTGCCGCGCCGATGCCCGTGGTGATAGAACAGCGACACGTCGCCGTGCTCGATGACGGAATAGGTGCCGGGATTGGTGTCGACGGTGACACGCGGCTCGGTCTCATAGAAGGCCGCCAGCATTTCCCGCAGCCAGACCTCGCCGGCCGGATCGTGGTTGGCGTCGCACATGATCACGTAAACTTCCTCGTGCTTCTCCAGCAGCATACGAATGACCGTGCGCATGATGCGGATGGCCGCGCGAACCATCTTCGGGTAGCGCGAGTCGCTGTCCAGGTGGTGGCCGTGCTCGGGCGTGATGCTCTTGAAGGAGTCGTAGTGCAGGAAGTCGCCCAACTGAGCGAACACCGCTCGCCGGGCTGGCGGCGACTGCCTGATGGCTTGAGCGAACCAGTCGATGATCAGGCGCTCGCCGATCTGCAGATCGTAGTCGCCGGCACCCGTTTCCTCATTCCACGCCAGCGCGCCGAGATGATGATCCGTGATAGTGTACTGGTTCAGAAGGTCATCGATCGAAAAGGCTGGCCCTACCACGGGCTCGACGCGCGGTAGCTCGTCTTTCAGCGCCTCGATCGCGGCGCGCATGAGGGCGATCTGTTCCTCGCGATCCTCGCCGGTCTTGATCCATTTGATGATCTCACGGCCGTCTTCGCTGACCAGCGCCGACACGCCCTTGACCTTCTGGCCGGCCGGAAGCTCGAACACGCCACCGCGCTCGGGCTTCTGCTGAATGAACTCGGCTTTCTTTTTCCCGAACTCGTCAAAGACCGTGGTCGTCTGGCTGATGCGGAAACCTTCGATCACCGGCATCGTGCCGAGCATCATGCGCTCACCTGCGATCTTCAGGCGATCTCGCAGGGTCTCTCGTTTCCAGCCAAGCGCATCGGCAGCGCGCTGCTTGTTCTTGTCGTTGGCCAGATATGCGTTGACCGCCTGTTGCGCCAGTTCGTCGGAAAGAGGTTCGTAGGGCATCAATGGCCTCGGATGTTCGAATAGATCAGCCCGAGCAGGGCCACCGTGATGAGGCCCACGGCCGCCAGGATGCTCTGGCGCTGGATGGCATCGGCGCTGGTCCGCGTCTTGCGAACGAATGCCATGTCCTTCTGCGCTTCGAGCGGCTTCTCGGGATCGAGCCCAAGCATCAGGAACGTCTCCTTGACGGCTTCCTGCGCGGCGCGGCGGGCGATCTCGTGGATTTCAGCGTCCGTCACTTGCCTTGCCCTTCCAGTTCGTTGATGGCCTTCACCAAGTCGCCCTGACGCCGAGCACAGATGCCGAGATGCTTCCGGTCGTTCGCCCAAAGAGACGCAATCTCGTCTTGGGTCAGATCACGATCGGGAATGTCGATGACGCTCTTGCATTCCGCCTTTAGCGACGCCGGTATCTTGGCCAGGGCTGGCGGGAGCGCGGGATGCCGGTCGATCGAAACGCAGCCGGAAAGCACAAGGGCCGCGCCTACGGCGATGATGACCTTCATGGCGTTCTCCCGATCTTGTTCAGGGCGCGTCCAACATTGCGGGAAAGACCAACGGCATCCTTGTTCGAATTGGCGCGGCGGGCGTTGTCCAACGCCTTCTCAGCGGCGGCGTCTTCGATCTGTCGTTCGAGCGACAGGTTGGCGGCCTCGATCGCATCGATCTTGCGCTGCGCTGCCGCCTTCGCAGCTTCGTTCTTCGCGATGTCCAGTTCGCGTTGTTCCTGCCAGGCGCTGCGCTCTTTGGCGGTGCCCACGGCGATGCCAGCGCTGTACTGGTGATGTCCGTAGACCCATAAGGCACCGAGAACGGCAGCCAGTATCAGGCCATAGGTGATCAGCGAGGCGGCGAGCTTGTCGACGCCGAGAAGTCGCATGGCGAGCCCGATCATTTCGCGGCCTCGCCGATCAGCTTTTCCCATTCGGCGGCTGATAGCTTCACGACGGCAGTGCCGCCTTCGAAGGTCTGCTCGCAGGGAAGCGGCCGTGGCTGCATCGGTCCCTTTTCGGCGGCAAGATTGCAGTAGTTGTTGCAATGCTCGTCGCCTGGCGTGCAGCGTCCCGGTTGCCCCTTGTCGCGGGCGTAGCCGCAAATGTAGGCGCCGCTGACCGTCTTCGGATCAGCGCGGACGGTGATGTCCACGGAGCCGTCTTCGTTGCGGCTGAAATTCACGTAGCCCGGATAGACCGGCGCGAGCGTCGTGCAGGCGGCGATATAGGTTCTCATTGATAGCTCATGACGATTGAGAGGATGCCGGCGACGGCGAGTGCCGCGATGACCGCGATCTCGGTGCGGTTCTCGATCCAGAGATCGTCCAGAGCGGCGAGCAGGATGACGATGAGATCGTAGCCGGGCATCACTTGCCGCCCTTCTCATCGAGCCCGGAGACGCATACCTCAGCTTCACCGAGCCGCTGCGCGTCGCCCATCTTGCGGCGACGGTCCAGGCCTTCCAGAACCTTGCCGCCCGCGCGGTTGTAGGCGGTTAGATCAATGCAGGCTTTCAGCCAGTTGTGCTTGGCGACGGACTTCGCGGCCGTAGAGGACTTCACCCGAGCGACGCCGTAGTTGTAGGCGCCCGAGATCATCGCCGCCTGCACGGAGATTGGCGCCTCGGTGAAGCCCGGCACGCCGTCGACCAGCGGCAGGTAGTAGTCGTAGATGACGCGCTGCATCAGCCTGGCCTTGCAGTCGGCCACGGAGAACTTCATGCCGGGCTTCACGCCAAGAGTATCGCCGAAGCAGACGGTCCAGACAGGAACCTTCGGCAGGCGATCGAGATAGGCCGTCGTGCGCAGCCCTTCCCACGGAGCGATTAGTTGGTCGACAGCGAGCTTGACGGCGGGCGGCACGTAGCCCTTGTCGATCGCCGCGCGGATTTCCATGGCCGGGGTGATGACCGTGCGATGCTGCGCGGCAGGCGCGCTTGCCTGGTAGGCCTGCTGATATGCGGTCCAGCCGCTGGCGCCCGCGAAGGCAACCGCAGCGAGGACGGCGTTACGGCCGCGAACGGTCGCCTTGATCTTGCTTATCGGCAACGGCATCGGGTGCTCCCGAAAGTTGTTTGGAAATGACGAAGCGCGCGGGCAGCGCCAAGCCCGTAAACAGGCCGGCGAGGATCGCGAACGCGACGGGTGGGATGGGTAGGTAGCCGGCCAGGTACGGCCAAGCGCCGTCGAGCATCAGGACGATGAGACACAGGAACGCGAGCACGTTGAAATGGAAGCTGCGTGAGTGCTTTGCGACCTTGCCGACGTTCGGCACCAGGAAGGGGCGAATGAAGGACATCATTTGCTGGCGTCCTTCCGCGAGTGCCACTTGGCCAGTTGCTGCGCGCAGTGGTTCGGCTCGATGAGCCGCGACATGGCACGGCAGAAAAGGCATTGAGCGCCGAACTGTTCGGCGATCCGCGCACACAGGGTCTGGTCTCCGCGTCCACCGCAGAGCCGGTTCAAGAGTCCTGAGAGGCGATAGCAATTCACGGGAGCCTGCCACGGGTTAGGTGGAAGGCCTATCTATCGCACGTTTCGACGTGATTTACAAGTTAAACGTGATTATGCCGGTCCGATCTTGTGTGCGCGGTTGATTTGAGCCAATAGGCGGTATGCTCGACACGCAAAACAAATCTGGAACCGCTGCAAAGACTGACCAACTCGACGGATTGCGCTTCCTGGCGTTCGCCGCCGTGTTTTTCTTTCATTTTCAAGCCCCCGTTGAATATTCGACTTTGCTTATGTTTCAGCGCCAGGGATGGATAGGCGTTGAAGTGTTCTTCACCCTGTCAGCCTTTCTGCTGTTTCGGCTGTTCGATCTGGAACAGCGGGCAACGGGTCGCATATCGATTTTCCGTTTCTACGTGCGTCGCCTTCTCCGAATTTACCCGCTCATGATGCTGTTCTCGATCGCCATGCTGGTGTTCTACGGCACTGCCAATTCGCATGGGTACGGCTGGCTGCTGAGCCTCGCATCGTTTGTCGCCAACTATGTCTATTGGAATCCTGAGAACGGCCGCGCCATCGAAAACACCGCCCATCTCTGGACGCTCTCCTACGAATTTCAAATCTACATGATTCTACCGGCACTCTTTCTCACCTACCTAGCGGCGGGCAGGCGGTGGTTTATCATTGCCTTGTTGAGTGCGCTGCCGCTTTGCTTTGCCGCACGAGCCGCTTTCATGTTGAGCGGCATGTCGAGCCAGGCGATTTATTTAACGCCGCTGCTGCGACCCGAGTCCAGCGTCATTGGCATTCTGTTAGCCCTTGGCGTGTCTCGCAATATCCCACTATGGATTGTCACGCTCACATTCTTAATGATGTTTGTGGGCCTGCTAACTGTGCCGGATATGCATACGGCAACCGGAGCGGTTATTGTCTACCCTGTGAGCGCTCTTTTTGCCGGATCGCTAGTTCATCTTGCGCTGTACAGTTCCACCGTCGCACGCAAGTTCCGGTGGGCGCCACTGGCTTATCTCGGTAGAATTTCCTTTGGGCTATACGTCTTCCACCTGTGGGCATTCACGACAGCAATGACGTTGACGCGCATGACTTCGCTTCATGAATCCTATGCCACGCGTTGGATCGCAGGTATGGCATTTTGCATTGCGGTTGCGTCACTCAGCTACCTCTTGATCGAGCGACCGATCCTGCGCATGAAACCCCGCGCCTATGGGCCGAAAATGACTGCCGGATCGCCGTCGATCAGCGAGAGCAAGGCCAGCGCCGTGGGATCGTCGGCGTAAATTGCGTCGCGCGAGTTCCAGCGTTCTTGCGTGTAGAGGTCGGCCGCGTCGATAGCCGCCCTGGCGGCTTCGAGCAAGCCCGCTGTCTGCAGGCGATCGACGATCAAGCGTTTGAAAACGAGCCGTGGCGGTTTCTGATCTTCGGGAAGGCCACTTGGAAACCTATCTCGAAGCACGCTCCATAGATCGTCCTCGCTGGCAATTCGAGTCGGAACTACCTCGGCCAAATCCGGCGATTGGTAGCCTGCGGCAAAGGCTGCCTGTGCGGTCAGGAACATGCCTTCTGGCAGATCGACATAAGCCGCCGCTTCGCTCGACCAAACGCGCGTCTCGTCGTCATTGACAATCCAGAACTGGCGCAAGTTATCTCTCCCTAGTTATAGAGGCCGAACGGCGAGACGCCAGGATTGGTACCCGATCCAGCGGCGTTGCCTGGAAGGTATGTAGTGCCGGCATTGTTCGTGTTGATGACGCCGTTCAACGACGCCAAGTAGCGAGAACCCGTGGCCGATCCGGTGAACGTGTTCACGGGGCAGTTGACGTAACCCCCGAATGCATACGCAAAAGCTGAGCTAAAGGCCGGTGTGCCGGTAATTGTAAGCGTCCTGCCGACACATGCGACAAGTCCATATGCTTCGGTCCACCAATGCTTGGTAGCCCCGCCAGTGACGTTGTAGTTGGTGTTGACCTGAATCTGCCCGTCATTGTCGGCGAGCATGTGGCCGCCAGCGCAGGTTCCGAAATCCATTTTTCCATCGACGGAAATCTGACCCTTGTTTGTCGCCCACAGCGCCTGCCCGATGCTCGTGGTCTGAAGTTTTAGACCCGCGACGGAGAGGCGCACGCCGCCGCCGTCGATCAGAAAACAATGATTGCCCGTGGTGGAGATGACGACATTCGCAGGTGTGGTTGTGTCACCCACAACGAACACCTGGCCGCCCACGAAGGGCTTCGCTAGATTGACGCCGCCAGTATAGGTGCCGGCGCCCATTTGGATGGTCACGCTGAAGCCAGCCAAGTCGAGCGTCAAGGCGACGTTAATGGCTTTCTGCAGCGTCAGGAAAGCGCCGCCTGCGGTGTTCGCCAGACCATTGTTGGTGTCCGAGCCATCAGTTCTAACGAAGTAGGTCCGGTTGCCTGTCAGAGTCTCACGACGCGGAATACCTGCCAAGTCGCTAAGTTGTTTCTGCAGTTTTCCGAGGGCAACCAAAATGCTATCGGTTGCAACAATAGCGGTGCTCGTCAGAAGTGACAGGCCCGTCAGGACGGTGTTGAGAACCCGAGACTCTGTAAAGTATTTATTCGTCGAACCTTCAGGAACCGCGTCCGTCGAGCCAGGCGATGCTACCAGTTGGGTGTAAGTGGAACCGCTCCAACGATACTCGCCGTTGGTGTCGATGGTGACGTATATCTTTCCTGTCTCGCCCGTGGCCGGCAGCGCCGCGAAATTGGCAAATTCGAGCACGTCATCAACATAGGAAGGCAGAGCGGACGCCGGCATTTTGCCGCCGCTGTCGAGCACGGGAACGTTTCCAGCCGCCGTCCCGGCGTTCAACGCAGCCGCCGAGCCGAGCGTAGGCTTGCCGCTGAGATCGGCATATGACCCGCTGCTCGCCACCGTGGCGAGGTCTTCGGCCAGTTTGGCGCTGTCAGCCAGGTCAGTGATGCGGTCGCGGATATCCTGCGGCGAGATTTCCTGAGACGTGTTGTCAGGCAGGAAGGTAGTCGCGTCGGTCTTGAGTTGTGCTCTGGTTTTGACGGTCATTTGCGAGTCCTATGCGAAGCCGGAATTGAAGCCCGGCGAGAAGCTTGAGCCGATTTGAATGTTGCGTTTCATCGCCTGCAGCGATTGCAGGCCGGCGCGCTCGGCTGAGACGGTGATGACCAGTTGCTTCTTGGCGCTCAGGTCGGAGAGCGGGATCACCTTGGACGTACCCGTGAGGCCGGTGTAAGAGACGATCAGGTTGCCGGCGAAGTCGGTGACGGTGATCTTGGTCGTCTGTCCGGCCTCGCCAGCCACGTCGGCCTCCGCCCACTTCATCGCTTGGGTGGACTCGAGAAGGCGGTTGCGGTTTGCCCAACTCACGGTGAGTTCTGTCACGCCGACGCCGTTGATCGGGCCGAACGCCACCCCGTTGACTTTCACATCGGCGGGCCGGTTCGGGCGGTAGGGCCGCTCGCTCAGCGTGACGTTGATCTGCGGAGCATCTTCGAGTTCGAGCAGGCCGCCCGTCGTCCGCGTCAAAATCCAGTAGGATGCATCCTCGAAGGCTGAGCGAACGGTCGTGTCGACCACGCTGCCGCTCGCCGGAATGACGAAGGCTTGGGTCCCGATCGCCCAAGCGCGCGGAATGGTATCGAGCATCCCTCTGTTGATATGCACGCCATCGGCTTCGATCGACTGCACCGTGGCAATTTCGGTGTACTCGTCGGCACCTGTACCGATCAGAATGAAGTCGCCGGCCACAGGGCCGCTGCCGCGCAGCCCGCCGAACGTGGCGATCACGCTGCTCTCTTCCTCCACCAGTGCGGTCGTAAGCGCCCAGGTGCCGCGATAGGGGTTGGTGGAAAGCACTTCCTGCGAAGGCGTGCCGTTTACGTCGGTGACGTTCGACACCAGGTCGAAGTTCACATCGTCATCGCTGTCGGCGCCCACGGTCACGGCGCTCAACGCTTCGGGGTAGACCAGTTCGGACGGATCGGTCAGTTGCAGTGCAGCGGCCGTCATGAAAGCCGGCGCGGTGCCCATCTGGTAATAGGCTGCCGGCGACGGCGGGATCGACGGATTGACCCACTGCCCGCCGCCCGGCACCTGGTAGCTGGCCGCGTCGAGCCCGAAGATGTCTTCGTAGAGCGACAGTTCCACCGTATTGCCGGTCTTGGTGACTTCCGAGACACGGAAGACGATCTGGTCGATCGAGCGCTCGGGCCAGTGCAGCTTCACCACGTCGCTGCTGACCGTCTTCCAGAACTCGCGCGTGACGGTCGCCGTGCAGGTGGCGATCGGGTTGACCATGGTCGCGAGATCGCGGTCGGCAACCTTGATGGCCAGGGCTTCGTAAGGGATGCCGTAATAGTTTTGGCCGTTCGAGACGATGCCGCCCTCGGCCGCGATGCCGGCCAAGTCCTGGCTGGTGACTGACGCGTCCTTGTTCGTCTCTGGATTGGTGTAGGTGACGACGACTTCGTTCGAGATGTCGCCCCAAGCCTTCCGCTTGAAGTTAGCGAGCTTTGCGTTCGACGGATCGATCACCGGCAGCGCGTCGATGTCGTAGTCGCCGCGCAGCAGCTTCAGCGTGTGCAGGCCGGTCGACGGATCAACGAACAGCGCGCCGCGAATATGGGTCAGGATTTCGCCGATGAACTTCCCGACTTCGCTCTGCCGGGTCCAGATCATGGTGAGGCCGAAGCCCTCGTCGTAGAGGGTCTGCGCGGCCGTCTCCATGGACGCCTTGTTGATGGCGGCCGGAAGCTCGCCCATGCCCCAATCGGTGTTGGTGAGGCATTCGTAGATCATGTGCGCCGGGTTGGACGCATACTGCGCATTGCCCTGCGAGTCGTCGGGAATGCGGATCATCGCAATCGCGGGATTGAGGCCCACGGATGGACGCCGCACGCGCGCCGATAGCGAACGCAGATAGGGGTTATTGGCGCCGAGATAGAAGCCCGCCCGATTGTTGCCGGGATTGCCCATGAGGCCGGCCAGAATGCCGTTTGACCACCATGGCGGATTGCTCGGCTCAGCCGCGCTTTGTGTGCCGGTCAGGAAGAAGCTCGACAAGCCACGGAAGCCGGGACAGGTGGCGCTGGTCAGCCCGAGCTTCCGCGCCAGTGTTTCCGGCATCGACTGGTCGGGCTTGCCGGGCAACCACCAGAGCAGGCCCTTGACGCCGCCTTCCTTCTTGAGGCCACCGAACAGTTCCGTCTTGTTGATTGCAAAGACGCCTTGATCGACCTGATTGCCGCGCCAGAATTCCTTGTCGCCGTATTTCAGCGCGATCAGGCTGATGCCTTCGCCATAGGCGCAGACGCCCACATGCAAGGACATCGTATATTCGTGGATTTCGATCTTGTTGTCGGATTTACCGCCCATCGCCAGTGCCCCTGGCGTTGATCATCTCGACTGCCCTATCGATTTGCGGATCGAAGCCGTGTCCGCGCAGATCGGAAGCGGGTGCGCCTTCCTTAATAAACCGGGCGAAATCGATGCCGGCGCCTTCGAGATGCTTCTTGATCCCCTTGACGCAGTAGAGGACGCGCAGATCGCCGATCGTGATGCGCGGATCGGTCGTCATGCTTTGATGTTCCTGGTGGTCGTGGCCTTGTCGCCGAACCAGAGGATGTTGACGCCATCCACCCACCCTTCCCCGAAGAAAACGGGAATCGGGCGCCCGCCCTCAGCCGTGGGATTCTCCATGTCGGTCACTTCTTCGGTCTTCGAGGCCTTGGGCTTGGGCATCAGCAAATAGCCGAGCACCTGCAGCCCGACGCCGATAAGAAGATTGATCAGCAGTGGGACCAGGAAGAACGGCATGGTCCCATTAATCGCACGTTTTTAAGTGATTGTCACGTTAAACGTGATTTATCAGTAAAACTGGTTCTTCTGCGATAGCGGGTTCTCCAGCGGTATCCATGGCTGCCCGCCGTAGTTCTTGATGTTCGGCCCGCCCGCCACGCTGTCGGTGTGCGTGTTGCAGCCGGTCATCTGGTGATTGCAGGCCCGGCTGACGGCAAGCGGCGTCCCCTCGGCGAGGCCGCGCGCGATTCCCCGGATGGTGATTTCCAGTCCATCCGCACGCACCGCCGAGATCGTGCGGAGTTCCCTGCGGCCGTTGTCCGAGTTCGCCCATTCGAGCAGCCCGCCGATATATTGCCCATAGGTCGTGCCGAGCGACGTGGTGAGCGTGATCTTGTTGCGCGTGACGGACGCCACGGCCTTGCTGACGGTCGCTGCCGGCTTGCTGGCGCGGCACTGCGGCCCGTAGAGCGCGTGCGGACATCCGACCTGGTAGTTCCTGCGCAGGCCCGGCCGCTTGATGTTGGTCGACACCGGCACGCAAGGCAGTTCCAGTTCGTTGGTCTCGTTGTAGCCGCCCGACATCACGCGGCCGAGCCAGGTGGCCGGCGCCGTTTCCTCGGTGACAGGATCGCCGACATGCCACTCGAAGATCGTCAGGTTCACCACCTGCGACGGCGGGTATGCCAGAAAGATGGTGTCGATGTCGTAGCCAAGCTCGATCGAGCCGAGCGCAAGCGTCACGGTGATGTCGGACTTGTCGAGCGTCCCATCATGAGAAGGGTCCGTGTTCTTGATCGGCCAAGGCAGGAACACGATGTCTTCGAGATCGCCATTGGGCTTGCGCACCGGCCGCGTGACGGGCGTCTCGCCGTTGGTGAAAGCGAAGGGGCCGAGCGGCACGTCATCGTCGAAGTCGGCGCCACGGATCAGGTAAAGGTTGACCGGCTGGCCGCTGTATCGGCTGGACTCGCGGGTGTCGAAAGTCATGACTAATCCTCGATTGAATTACGAAATACCCAATATCGCCAGTTTAGCGTTCTTGAATTATTGGTGGAGACCTTATTCACGTACAATTCAAACTGAGTTGCCGACGTTACAATCTGATAAACCGGCTCATGCCACGCGCGATTGCTCTGATCCGAGCCGATCGACAAGAGTGCGTTCGTCTGGTCCGTGCTTCCGTCAGAACGCTGGCCGGCAACCATGACCAATGGCGGCTTCGGAAAAGCATTGTCGAACACGACGATTGCTCTACGGTAACGATCGTCCATAAAGCCGGTGTAATCCGCGACAGTGACAAGGCCTTTAAGCGCTAGTCGCAACGCTATGAATTGCGGTGAAAACTGTATTTTTGACAGCGGCGCTGTGTCGACATCATACCCTGCTTTGGCAATAACAATGCCGTCTTTGCTCACTCTTACTCTGGTCATGGTAGGTCCGGCTTTCGCATTAGTGTAAGGTACGCACCTTGCGGTGAACGCCGACTGGTGCCAGGCTTGACGAACTTTATCTTGACGAGAGTTGAACTAACTACTTGCACACCGACGAAGAATGCATTGATGGCAAAGCCACTACCTGTATTTCCTGTTCCCGTATCTTTCTGTGAGGGGTAGGAAATTTCTCCATTCGAGTCGACGATCCAGAACAGGGGAACTGGATCGTTGGTCACATCTGGCACTGTTACGTTTACCTCGGCGACTTGTTGGCCGGTGCTGGTATTTCCCGCGAAAGGACACGCAACGAATTGCGCGAAATAGGGCTGTGAATAAAGCGCCGCCTCATGTAGCAAAAATTGCCCGAAGCCAGCGCTATCTACGTCCACCCCTGGCACAGATATACGCACCTTCTCGATAGTCGGCGTAAATTGAATAATTCCGCGCTTTGTCATCAGGTATCCGCTGGTAATCCAAATGCAAACCAACGCATAGTGACTTGAGGATACGTCAGATCGAAAACCATATTTACGTAGATACCCGTGGCGTCTACTTTTATCAGATCGCCTGTACCGGCAACTTGCATCATCTGACGCCAATAATTGTCGGTTCCGCTATACCAGTGAAACATGCAAAGCGGAATGAAGCCGTAGTTCCAGGCCCTGACCTGAACCAAGCCAGTGACCTTGGTGTTAGTCCACGAGTACTGACCGATTTCTAGGATTGACATCGTTCCGATGTCTTTGCTGTCAAATATCACTTTATTTGGCGGGACAGCTTCGTCAGTTGCGTCATATCCGCTCTTTACAAATCGGAAACGCTTGGCGCTTCCATCGTCTTTGAGATAGCCACGGTTGCCCATTAGTCAAACCACTCGATTTTGCCATCGGTAAGTGTGATGACGAAGCGACTGTCCGGCGACCTGATGATGCCCGCCGTAAGCGTGCCTGCATCGGCGGAAATGGCCGACAACGTTGTGACGTTCAACATGGTGGCCGTGATGACGCCCGCGACCAGGATGCTGGTGCGGAAGGAGGTAATGTCGGCCTGCGCTGCGGTGATCGAGCCAGTCTTGATGTTCGGGCCGTCGATCACCGTGCGGCCGGCGTCGGCAACCAGGTCGCTGCCGCCCTTGTAGGCTGCGAGCACCGCTCGATCCGACTGGAAAGCCGTGGCCGGCATCGCCGTGGCCGCGAGCGTAGTGCTGCCCTTCACATAGTAGACGTAGAGCGTTCCAGTCGTCCAAGTCGCGTTGCCAGCCGCCACGTTGAACGATGCAATGTTGCCGTCATCGCCGATGTATTTGATCGTGAAGGCGGTCCACGAGACCTTGTTGGTCGTCGGGCTGTTGTGCTCGAACTGCAAGCCCTCGATCGTGAGCCCGCGCTGGCCGAAGACGGCCTTCTCGGCGGTGATTGAGCCCGTGGCGATCGACTGCCCATTGATCGAAGTACCGTCGCCTGCAATCCAGTTGAACAGCGTCGTGCCGCCCGAGATGCTGATCTGGCCGGGAATGATCTTGGTGGTGCCCGCATTGACGGCGGCAGCCGGGTTGTCGAGGCTGAAATTGCCATAGGTGCCGGCCACCACGATATCGCCCGTCATGATGCTGCCGGCCATCAGCTTCGCCGCATCGAGCGACACGATCTTCGCGTCATCGATAATCGCGTCGGCGATCTGCGCGGTGCCCGTGATCACGGCAGCATTGGCGACAAGCTGATTGGCGCCCACCGTCTGCGCGAGCAGCAGCCCGCCATCCATGAAGGCCTTGCCCTCGACAAGCTGGAAATCCGTGCCGCCCTTGTAGACGCCGAGGATCACCGAGTCGGCCGCATAGAGCGCGGTGAGCGACGTGGTGGTGCTGATATGATCGTCACCAGGGGTGAAGCAGACATAGATCGTATCGGCAGTCCAATCGATCTCGCCGGCTGGCAGCGCTTGCAGGGTCGGTACGTCGCCTGCCACACCGTAGCTGATCTGCCCCGCGTTCCAAGTGAGACGGTTGCCTGTGTCCTGCCCAGGCATGAAGGTAATGCCGATCAGCGCGACCTTGATCTCGCCACGGATTTTGCCTGTCTCAGCATCCTTCGGAGCGGACCAAGGCGACCTGTTTCCCGACGTGTCGACTGCCCGCACCCAAAAGTTCAGATGCGTCTCCATGGGGAGGCCGGCGCGCACGTAATTGTTGGCGAAGGTTGAATGAGATGCCTCTGCCGTATCGAGCGGCGTGGTGTCATCGGCGCTTTCGTAAATCTCGTAGCGCGCGAGATCAGCTTCGACGTTGGCGACCCACGTCAGCCAGATCGACTCGATGCCGGCGTTGATCTGCAAGCCGATCGGCATGGCAGGCGGAATCGTGTCGCGGGCCGTGGTGTGCGTGACGACCGCACTGTAGAGCGAAGCGTTGCCGCTCTTGTCGACGGCGCGCACTTCGGCGCTATAGGTGACGTTCGCCTTGACATTCGCCTGATAGGTCTCGGCCGCCGTCTGCACGCCAACCCAAGGGCCGTCACCCTCCTTCACCTGAAGGTCGTAATACAGGAAGTCTTCTTCGCTGTTGAAGTCCCACGTGATCGTCAGGACGGTCTGCCCATTGGTCACGGTCGACGCCATCATGAGACCGCTCGGAACTTCCGGCGCGTCGTGATCGAACATCGCCTCAAGTTCTTCCGGGCTCACGGAACCGAGCGTGCCGGCAGCCGCGCCTGCGATCAGCAGGTTGATTTTCTCCCTGACGCTAAGGCCGGCCTCGCCGTTCTCGATTGGGCTGATGGAAACCGGCATGGGCTAGTCCTCCCACACCGAGCCGTCCTGCCACTGGCCCATATCGCGCCAATGGCCAGTGGCCAGAATCCAGTTGTTGCCGAAGCTCTGCTCGACGGCCAGGTTGGCGAGAGTGGTGAAGGACATGGCGATGTTGGCCACGCCGTTCGTCACCCACTCGATCGTCAGCGTGTCGGTCGCGAAGCGGGAATTGAACATCCATGAGATCGTGTCGATCTGATCCATGGTCGTGCCGATCGGCGTCTCGGTCGCGATCAACGTGTCGCCGCTGTCCGTCTGCATCGCGCTGATCTCGTGGGGGATCAGGTTGCCGTCGAAGGTGCGGATCAGGATCGCCTTGTGCGCCGGATCGGCGTTGTAGGCATCATAGAAATCGGTGCCGGCGACGCGCAGGTTCGAGCCCGACATGCCCTTGATCGGCGGCAGGTCTTTGCCCCAGGTCGGCACGTAGAGTTCACCGGCCTTACCCTTCGCGCGAACGAACACATCGAGCATCGCCATGATGTCTGCGTGCGACATGCCCATGTAGGTCGCGGTCAGGGTGCGCGAGATCAGCGGGACCGGCGTGTAGGTCTTGGTGATGCCGCGCCCATAGTCGACCGTCTCATAGGCTAGGTTGAATGCCATCTGCGGCTGCTGGACGTAGTTCGGCTTCCTCAGCAGCACATAGCGGCCGTAGAACAGTCCGGCCGGGCCGAAGACCTGCGTGGTCTCGCCGGTCGGGCCGCCGTCGAATGGCAGCGGATCGGGAGTGCGCACGACGGTGCCGGGCTCGATGTCGAGCTTGATGGATTGCGTGGCGACGGCCGTGGTGTAGATCGAAAGCGTTGACGCCGGCTGTAGCGATGCCGGGATGAGAGGCCGCAGCGCAGCGCCGAAGCCCACAGCACCTTCCACGCCGCTCGTCAGCACAACCTGGTTGCCCGAAACAAAGTCGATCGTGATCTTGCGCGCCTTGCGGCCGGTGATCAGCGCACAGGTCATGCTGCCGTGCAGCCACGCCGGGACGTGATCGATTTTCAGAACGGTGGCGCCGTTCGCGACCGTCTCAACCAGGGTGGCGCAGTCGGCCGTGAAGTCGCTGACCAGAACCTTGCCGTCGCGCGCCAGATGGATTGCATCCGCGAATGCGCGCAGCCGGTCGCCGTCGAGCAGGATGCTGGCTTCCATTGAGCGGCGCGGCTGGATACGCTGAGACCGACGCTGTTCGCTACCGTCTCGGGTAGTGAAAACGTCGGTCTTAAATTCGTAGGTGTCCCGCACACCGTTTTGCCAGTTGGGGACGATGGGGAGGAAAACGGCCATCCTGCGCCTTCACGTATTTGCGTGAAAATAACGTCTAACGTGATTTTATGCAAGCTAACCGTTGCTCAGAGCGGCCGAAAGTTTCCTCGCGTTGCGGGTCATGTAGTTCATGATGATCCGCTCGCCCGCGACCGTGGCCAGGGCCTGCTCAAGAACATCGGCCGGGTCGAACAGGTTGAGGTTCTTGACGTTCACCGCCTGGCCGCGCTTTCCGCCATTCTTGACGTGGCGCGGATCGTCAGCCGTCAGCATTTCCTCGCCGGCCTCTGCGATCACCGGGACTTCGTTCGACTTTAGACCGCTGCCAATGACGCCTCCTGTGTGATGATAGGCAGCGTTGGCGAACACGGCCGGGTTGACCATGCGCGCGCCCGAGGCCGAGGGCTGGCCAATGATGCCGCCTTCATGGAACAGAGATGCCAGCCAGCCGCCGATGGTGCCACCGAGACCACCGCTACCGCCAGCGCCCGCGCCGCCCGAAAGAGCGTTGAACAGGGCCTGCTTCACGATCGCCTTGCCGATCTCGATCAGGAAGTCGGCGATGCCCTGTTTGAGCGCATTGAAGAAGGCCGTGGCAGCATTCTCACCTTGCGCGATTGCCTGTGCGAACGAACTGAAGGCGTTGCCGCCGATGTCGGCCATTTCCTCGTTGAGTTGCTGCGCCTGCGGCAGGAACTGCTTATCGATCTTCTGCAGCGTCTGACCGATGCCTTCCTCGATCGCCTTGAGCTTGGCGATCTCCTGGTCGGCACCCGTGCCGCCGATCGCCTGCCAGAAGGCGATGGCTGCCGGGATGGCTTCCTTCAGCTTTTCTTCAACCTGGCCGATCTGATCGATGGTGTCGGCAACCTTGCCCTGGTCGCCGGCAGCCTGTGCGATCTGCAAACTCTGGAACAAGGCCGTGCGCTGCGCGACAAGCTGGTTCACCTGGTCGTTGGCATGGGCGCGGTCGAACTCGGCGCCGGCTTGTTGCCTGATCAGATCGAGTTGCTGCTGACTGAGCGTGACGCCGGCCTTCGTGGCGCGGTTCGTCTCATCCACCACGGCCTTGTTGATCGCAGCTTGCCGAGTGACCTGAGTCTTGGCTTCCAGTTCGGCCTGAGCCGCGTCGGTGCGCGCCTTGAAATCCTTGTTGTAGTCGGCCTCGATCTTGGCCTGCTCCGAGATGCCCTTGTAGGCTGCGAGGATCGCTTCAGCCTTGGCCTGGTGATCGCCCATCTGGCCCGAAACCTTATCGAGCACGGTGCCAGGCGCGCCGCCGTTCCTCTCGTCGGACGCGTTGATGTTCTTCGCATTGCCGGCATTGATCGCCGCATAGATTTGCAGCAGCCCGTCGCCGGCCTTCACACCAGCGTCGGTAAGGTATTTGGCTGCGGCCTCCATCTGAGCCTGAATGCTGGAGTCCTTGCCAACGCCATAACGCTCGCGCGCGGCCGGGCCGAACTGGATCAGGCCTTCATAGTTGTTGCCGGCGCCCCCGACGATCGCCGGATTGAAGGTGCCCTTCGTCTCATAGGAGATCGCAGTGAGGATGTCCTTCACATCGATCTTCAACTGATCGGCGATTATCGTGGCGAACTTGACGATATCGGCCATCTGCTGCGCGGACGCCGAGCCGGAATTCCGCTGCGCGACATACTGCGCCTCGTAGTTCGGATGCGTCGAGTCGTAGGCCATGCCCGCCTGCCGGCGAATCTGGTCCGTCTGATCAGCGGTGAGCCCGAGGATGTCCTGGTTCAGCCGCTTGGCTTCTTCCAGAGCCGCGTTCTTGGCCTTGAGCAGTTCACCTTCGATATAGCGCTCGCGGTTGGTCAGGTTGGCCTGCCGCGTCTCGTCGGTGAGCAGCTTGCCCTGCTTGTCGATGACGGCCTGAATGTCGAGCCGAGCCTTCTTGTCGGCTTCGCTCTGCGCGGCCATATCCTTCTGCGCGGCACTGCCATCCTTGATGGCCTGCAACTCCTGCTGCCGCTTGTCGACGATATCCTGCAAGGCAGCGCGCTGTTCTTCGAGCGCGGACGAGTCGGCGTACACCGTCTGCCCGGCTTCCAACAACTTCGCCTGGTCGGCAAGCTGACCGTTGATCTCGGCGAGCTTAGCCTTCACCGCGTCAAGATTGTTCAGGTCAACACCGCCACCGAAGCCGCTGGTGACGCTGCGCACCTTATCGGCCACGGCCTCAACCTTGCCGGCGATGTTCGCCATGGTGTTAGCCGTGTTGTCGACTTCCTTCGAAAGCGTCTGCAGGAGACCGGACTTCTCGATGATGTCGAGCAGATCGCTCCACGCGCGGCCGGCAGCCTTCGACGCTTCGCCCCATGCAGAGGTCTTGTCGCTGGTGCTGGCGAGCTTCTGCGCGAGGATGTCCTGGGCGAGCGACACCGCGCCGGCCGAGTTGCCGGCCTTCGCCATCGCCTCGATCTGCGCGTACTGCGACGCGGTGAGGAAGTTCAGTTCTTTGTCGAGCGCGCGCACGCTGTCCACGGGACCGCTGAATGCGGTCGACAGCTTTTTGCCCGCCTCAAGAACGTCATCGCCCGTTATGGCGCTCAGCCGCTCGGCCATCTGCGCCAGAGGGGCGAAGTCCTTCTGGTCTATGCCATCGGAGATGAACTGCTTGACCAGCGCGCGGGCCTTGTCGGTCGCAATACCGAACTCGCCCATCTTGTCGGTGATCTTGACCAGTTCCTGCGCGCTATAACGGCTACCGTCAGCCGAGAGGGCGAGTTCCTTGTTGAAGATGTCGAGCGACTCGGCGGCCGTGTGCAGCCGCAACGCGGTCGCGATGAACGGCGCGAGCACGGCGGTGACGCCTGCAATGATCGGAATCGAGCGCGCCAGGGTCGACATGACGCCCGGCCAAATCTGCACGAACTGACCGGCCTGCTGTGCCAACACCTGCAACGGCTTCTGCCCGGATGCCAGGCCCGACACCACGTCGTTGATCTGGTAGCCCAGGTTGGTCAACTGGTATGGCTTGAGGCCGAACGCAGAGATGTTCTGCGCTTCGCCCTTGGCGGAACTCAGTGACGTGCCATTGCGCAGCGCGTCGGTCTTCTTCTTGAGCGTGTCGGTCGCTCGCGACTGAGCGTTCGTCGCGGCGGTCAGCTTAACCAGTTGCGCGGTCGATTTGGCCGTCGCGGTGGCTTCTCGATCGGTCGCTTCGATGCGGCGAATGAAGGCGCCGTAGCCCGACTCGGTAGTGCTGTTCAGCCTGGCCTGAATATCCGCCTTTAGCTTGGCAACGGCAGCAGCTTTCTCGTCAGCCGCACGGTTACGTTCGACAGCGGCGATGTATTTCAGCCAATTGCCGTAGCCCGACTCCGTCGTGCTGTTGAGACGTGCCTGAATTTGCGCCTTGAGATTGGCGACGGCAGCGGCCTTCTCATCGGCGGCAGCGGCGGCAGTCGCGGCGCTCGCGGCAGCCTGTGACGCGGCTGCCTCCCGCTCCATCGAAGTCGCGAGGCGATTGAATGCAGCATAGCCGGTCGACGCAGTGCCGGTGATCTGGTTGAGTGCGTTCCGCTTGAGGTTGAGCGCGTCGGCCGCGTCCTTGGCGCGTTCGCGCACCAGCTTGATGGTCTCACCAAGCTCGCGCATTTCCGTTTCGCTCAGCGATCCGGTCTTCGCGGCGTTCGCCTGGACGGTGCGGTAGCGCTCGACTTCGGCGATCAGGCGCTTGTAGTTGGCCACCGCTTCGTCAATGTCACTCTGCGCAACACCGAGCACATCGCGGCGATTGGATGCCTTCGCAGCAGCAGAAAGCTTGTCCTGCTGCTGCTGGATGCCCTTGAGAACCTTGGAGTATTCGTCGCGCGCCTTGACGGCAAACTCGACTGTTCTCTCGTTACTAGCCATCCGTAAGTTCCTTGAGTTGCTGCTTCAAGAGCTTCGCAGCATTCCTGGTGTGGGCGGCCTTTACGCTCTCATTCGGTATGCTGGAGAGCGCCAACTGCATCAGCGAGATTTCCGAGGCCATCTGAGCGTTGATGCGTCTGACCACGAAACCTGCTTCTGCAAAGACTTTCGAAATCGGATAGGCTAGTGCGTTAGGGTGACCGTGATCGAGCAAGAGGCTGATCTGGCGACGGACACCCTCTATCCAGCTATCGAGGTCTTCAGGGATGTCAGCTTTGCCTGCGCTGCCACTACCCTGGTGACGATCTCCGTCAATTTTCCCACGCCACCCTCCGCTTGGATCGTGAGCCGGATGATCTTGTCCAGCGCGTCGATCTGCACCATCAGCGGCAAGTTCATCTTGGCCAACCGCTCCGCGTTCTCGGGCTCGCCGAGGCCGCAAGCAATGACCAGCGCCGCGAGCGGCGCGAAGTCGTCGATCAGGCCTACCGCAAGCTGCTCGGCGCTGCTCACGTCGAGCTTGCCGGCGATTGCCTGCGTGTAGAGATCGGCGACGACGGCGCGGTGATGGCGAACGATGTGGGTGATATGCGGAAGGCTGAGCCCGTAGACCTTCAGCACATTGGTGCCGAAGGTCACGGTCTCGAACGGAATGGTCAGCGTCTCCAACTGGCTCATTGTCGTTCCTTATGCGACCGGCCGGCCGTCACGCAGCGCGAGCGGCAGGGTGCCCTTCTTGAGCGCAGCGATTTGCAGGCCCACGGTCTGCCAGGCCGGCGAAGTCGGATCGGTCACGAGCGCCATGTCGCCATTCGGGATCAGCCGGCAGCGCGGGATCGTGATGTCGGACTGAGCGCCGAACGGATTGATCGAGAAGAACTTCATCTCGCCCTCGATCGCCTTGATGCCGGCCGCGATCTGCGAACGGGTCGAGACGCCGATGTCGTAGGTGATCACCAGTTTCGGCTTGTCGACCAGAATGAACAGCAAGCCGAGGTCGAGGTCGACGTTGTAGTCGCTGCCGAGGACGAAGTTTGCCGGCGTGCCAGATGCGCCGTCCGTGCAGACGACGTTGCTCAGCTTGCGAACACCAGACGGGTTCGAGTCGGTGCGGCCAAGCTGGAACACATCCCCGGCCTTAACGAGCAGGAAGGTTTCCGACTGAGCGGTGGCGGCAACGGCGGTGATCGTGGCGACATCGCCCATCCACCAGTACGAGACGTTTTCCGGCCGCATGTCGTCGGTCGACAGGGTGCCGTTGAGCGTGCCGTCGATCGGAATTTCCTCGTCGAGCGTCTTGAGGTCGCCCTGCGAAGAATAGTGCTGCAACGTTTCCGCGTTGCGCGTCAGTGTGAGTTCCGGGCAGTTGCCGAACTCGCGCAGGGCGCCGGGGGTCTGCGTGCCTTCGAGGTACTTCGCGAAGAACGCCTTGCCGCGCGGCACGGTGAGGTTTCTGGACTGCGTATCGAACATTGCAATTTCTCCTTTGGGCGTGACTATCACGTATAACGTGATTTTAGGTTAAGCGAAAGGTGTCTTGATGTTTTCCGCGAGGATCAGCGTCACGGGGACGAGAAAATACGCGACGGCGGATATTTCATCGTCGGGCGGCCGATGAACGGGCTCTCCGATCAGGATTTCCACGACGCAGGGCGCCATGTTGCCGAGACCGAGAAAATCGTAGTCCTTCGCTTCGTCCTGCGCCTTGGCCAGGGCCGCGATAACATCGGCGGCGGCGAGGTAGGCTGGATCAAGTGGATGTTCCTTGTCGTCATCGACAAAACCTTGAATCAACAGCCGAAATTGATTGTGGCTCAGGCCGCCACGCAGTCCATCGCCCACGGGCTCCCTGGCACGCGGGTCTTCGAGCACAGAGAGCATCGGCAACGGATCGGACTCCCCGTAGACGGTGCGACCGCGAAACACCCGCTCGGCAGGCCGCTCGGCTTCGTCAATGAAGTCAGAGAAGTCATGCAGGTAGCCGTTGGCCGGGGTAATGGTTTTGAGGGCAGCGCAGACCGCCCTAACCACGCGAAGCCGGAACGGCAGATACTCCCGCCAGTTGGCTATGTCGGTGGCGGGCTGCTCGTCGAGAATGAAGAACTGCTTTGTATCCGTTCGCCTGACGATATCACCCGGCTCAGCCGCCAGCGCCAGCATCGCGGTCTCGCTCGCGGCGATGAGAACTTTAGCCATTTTTCAGCAACTCCATCTGGCGGTTGAATTCGTCTTCGAGATCGTCAAGCGTCTCGGGCGCGATGTCCTCGAACACGCCATGCTCGGTCGACGCGGCCGACAGCGCCTGGTCGACGGAGGGGCCGTAGAGCAGCCACAGGTTCTTGCCGATCGGCTTCGGCTTGTAGGCGCCGGCAGGGGCAGCCCCGTTGGTGCGAACGGCCAGGCCGAGGTTGTTGTTCTTGAGCCGGATGATGAATGCGCGCGAGATCGATTTCGTCTGGCCGGGCTTCACGGTCACATTGACCACGCCGCCACGGTGGCGCGCGCCGCCTGTCAGCGCCGTCTGCCGGCTGAACCGCGCAAGCGATGTCGGTTGCCCGCGTCCCTCGACCATGGCGATGAGCGAGCCCCGGCGCGCGCGGGTCTTCACCCACAGGCGCTTGCTCGACGGCGAGACATAGGATGCGGGAAAGGCGATCTCGTCGCGCACTATGCGCGCGGCACGGGTACGGCTACGGTCGGCCGTGCGGTTCAGCGCGCGCACCAGGGCAGTCTCAACCTGAGCAGTCACTTCGCCGAGGTTGGGCATCTGCGTGAACTCGACGACGACAAGGGCGGCGCTCAAGTGATGATGCCTTCCCACGCGGCGCCGGTCGTATCGAGGCCGGCCAGCAATTCGGTCAGGTCAGCTTGAGAAACCGCGCTGACTTCCGCCGCCTCGTAGCCTTCTCGATCCGGGCGGCATGTCGACGTGCGATAAGCTTCGGAGTTTCCAAAGATGACGTAGGCTTTCGCGAGCGGCTTCACACCCTGCGCAAGCTGGAAGATGATGCGATTGGTGAGATCGAGCAGCGTGGCGCCGCTCCTGAAATCGTCCGCTTGGTTCTGCGAGGCGACCTGCGCCTTGTGCAAGCGGACGGTGACGCGAACAGGCGTCCCTGCGGCG